GGAACGCCTACAAGGTAGAGATCGCTCAGGAGACGCTGGCTCGCCATATGCGCGGTCACTGTAAGTGCCCACGATGAGCGACCTAGAGAAAGCCCTCGCGGAAACGCAGGCATACGAGGAGTTGCGAGCGGCGCACAACCGTGCGCTGCGTGCGCTCTCTAAGCGCGACAACGATCAGGCTGAACTCGTGGATGCGGTCTACCGCGCCGCGAAGGATGCAGCACTGGGGATGAAGATCCCTTCGGTGCCGACGCCGAAAGCGTCTGGCAAGAAGGGCACGCCAGAGACGCTGACGATCTTGCTTGGAGATTGGCAGCTGGGGAAAAACTCAGAGACCTACAACATTGAAGTGGCGAAGCAGCGCATTGACCTGCTCGCCCAGAAAGTCGCGCGACTCATTGAGTTGCACGGCGTGCCGGTCAACGAGATCCAATGCGCGCTGCTCGGCGACTTCGTGGAGTCCGACGGCAACATCTTCCCAAGCCAGGCTTACGAGGTTGAGCAAGGCGGCCTCTATGTGCAGATCTTTGAGGGCGCATCTATGCTCGCGCAGTTCGTGCGGGCGATGGCTTCGCTCGCACCGAAGGTCACCGTTCGCGGTGCAATCGGCAATCACGGTCGGCTCGGACGATTCGGCGATCACAGCAACGAGAGCAACGCTGACGCGATCCTGTATCGCGTGGCGAAGGATCTCGTCAAAGACGAGAAGCGCATTGACTGGAAAGAATCACTCACGATGGGCGGTCGTCATTGGTACGACACGCTTGACTTGCCTGGCGGTAAGCGAGCGATGCTGGTACACGGCGATCAGTTCCGTGGGGGCGCGTTCGGTCTGCCCTATTACGCCATCGCGAAGCGAGCGCAGGGATGGAATCTCAGCGTCGCACCATTTGACGCGCTGTTCTACGGACACTGGCATACGCCAGCGCGCCTCGTCTTGAGTGATGGAGCGCATACGGTGTGGGGCAATGCAAGTATCGAGTCATCCAACCGATACGCTCAAGAGTGGCTCGCTGCATCTGGAACGCCAGCGCAGTGGGCAATCTTCTTCGGCAAGGATGGCCCAACCGCTGAGTATCTCGTGCGGCTAGACGATGGTCACGGTCGCAAAGCGCCGCGACCCTGAGGTCTGCGACGTCTGTGAGGAGCCTTCCCGAAAGGTGTACGCCTTCGGGACGGTAATCCTCGGTCTGGACTTTCGCACCGGCGATGTCGTCGTCAACGAACATAAAATCTGCCTCCCGTGCCTGACTGTCGTCGTGCAACTTGCGCTCGACAATCAGCTGCATCACGAGGAATGACTATGCTGCCTGCCTTCGGGCGGCAGCCCAGGGCTGGAGGGGTAGGGCGCGAGCCTCCCGCGACCTCTCCTCCAGCCCGCCAAGGTACCCCTGTTCGAGCACGAAACAGGGGTATTGACAGCGGCTGGGTACAGGCGTACCTTATGGATGTCAGGAAGGACAGGGGCAAATGCTCCGACTGACAAAGGAGGCAAAAGATGAACGGACTAGCAGAGGCAACGAAGGCGACCGCTGAGGCAGCGAAGATGGCGAAGGCCACAGGCTGGGCGGTCAAGAACTACCGCTCACTGTCGCACCGCCGTGGTGTCGCATACGAGGCAGATCTCTATCTCAATAGCAAGAAGGTCGGATGGGTTGAGTGTCAGGGTATTGGCGACGGAGCCGCTGCGCGATTCCTCAACGACAACCGCGATGCAGAGCGACTCTTCATTGAGTGCGCGCAGACGGCGTTCAAGGGGACAGAGTTTGAGTTCCTCGCCGACGAGTTCTTCGTTGAAGCGGTCTTGGAAGCGAGCGGAAAGTGATGAGAACCATCATCTTGGACTCACTCGCAATGGCGACATTCATTGCAGCAATGGTGCTGCTCTTGGCGCTGGGGTCAATGCGATGAAAGTGAACAGAGAGACTGAGCCAAAGGTCTATAAGCGCATTGGCATCAGGACACAGTTTCTTGGCGAGCAAAGCGAGCGCGCTGATCAGTTGACCGACATTGCGATTGGCATCTTGGGCTTCTGGTTGCTCGTCGTGATCTTTGTGGTTGCTGGCTGATGCCGACGTACCAGTACCGCTGCGGCGACTGCGGACACCGCGAAGAGCACACGCACTCGATGACGCAGGTCTACAACCCGCGTTGCGAGAAGTGTGGCCGCTGGATGCGGATGATCTACACGATACCGGCAGTGGTTTACAAAGGCGAAGGGTTCGCAAAGAAAGACCGCAAGAAGGAGGGCAAATGAGCAAGCAATACGAGTTCGTGAAGGCAGAGCAGCGCAGTCCAGAGTGGTTCGCACTTCGGGCTGACGGCATCACGGCAACCGAAGCGGCGGTGATCGCGGGATTGTCGCCATACAAGACGCCGTACCAACTCTGGGCTGAGAAGCTCGGCAAATACGAACCAGAGCCAGTGGGCGCTGCTGCGATTCGCGGCATTCTGCTGGAGAACACGGTGGCTGAGTTTTACGAAATGGAGACTGGCCGCGAGTTGCGTCGTAGCAATGGCATCGTACGACTGAAGGAGATGCCGTGGGTGATGGCGTCGCTCGACCGCACCATCGTTGGCGAGGACGGCTTGGTGGAAATCAAGACGAGCACCTCACCGCGCTGGAGCCTGTATCCAGTGCCGCCAGAGGTTGAGGCACAAGTTCAGTGGCAGATGTTCGTGACCGGCGCACCGTGGTGCGACGTAGCGGCGCTGCTTGGTGGACTCGTCTTCCGCATTGAGCGAGTAGAGGCTGATTTGGAATACCAGACCAACCTGTACCGCAAGGCGGTCGAGTTCCGAACTCTGCTCGCAACGCAGACACCACCAACGCTGAGTGGCGAGGACAGCGACGCGCTGGCTTCGGTCGTGCCGCAGACGAGCGAGGAATGGAATCAGGCTGACTCCGGCATTGAGCGAGTAGCGCAGCTCTACGCCGAGAAGAAGTACGAGGCGACGCTGCTCGATCAGGAGTTGCAGAACCTCGCTATCAGCCTGAAGGAAAGCATCGGCGAGAAGGCAGGTCTTGTCGGCAATGGCTGGCAAGCAACCTGGAAGCAGAACAAGCCGACGGTCAAGACGGATTGGGAGGCGGTTGCGAAGGCGCTTCGCACCCACGCACCATCTGTTTACGACCGCACGCAGGCGATGTTCACAAGCGAGAAGCCTGGGGCACGAGTCTTCAGGTTCAAGAAGGAGGCAGACGGTGAGTAAGAAAATCGCAGAGGCGCTCGCGGCGCCATTTGACGCAAAGGATCTCAAGACGCGACCTGGCAGGGCTGGGCTGGTGTTTACATATGCCGACGCTCGGGCGGTCGCTCAGCGTTTGGACGATGTTCTCGGGATTGAGGGTTGGCAGTTTGAGGTCAAGGTGGCCGACCCCGCACGCGCAGTCGTTCACGGATCACTCTGCGTGGTGATCGAGGGCAAGACGACCATCCGGCAAGACTTTGGGTATCCGAACAGTGCACAGGACGATGAGCCGCTCAAGAGCGCGGCCTCAGACGCCCTCAGGCGATGCGCGGCGCAAATCGGGGTCGGAAGGAGCCTCTACAGCCCTGAAAAGGGTATACAGACCCTACCGAGGGCAACATCGCCCGTCAGCGTGGCGCAAAAGCCGAATCCAGAGGCTTTGAGCACGCTCTCTGACAATGAGCGGCTGGCAGCGCACGCTGCGATGCTGTTTGTCCAGAACACGAGCGAGAGCACCTGCTCACACGGCGAGGCGTGGAGCCTCAAGCCAGGTGGGTTCAGCAAGACGAGCGGCAAGCCGTATCAGCCGTTCTGGGCAGCCTCGCACAAGGCTCCTGACGGATCGTGGTGCAAGGACAAGCCAAGCCAAAAATGGATCTCGGCGCAGAAGCCACCAGAGCCGGTCAAGCTCGTGCCGCAGGATGACGTCTCGGAGATCCCATTCTGATGACAGAGGAACAGTTGTATCAGCACCTTAGGGCGACGAGCATCCCGACGCTGGAAAAAATGGAGTATGCCTTCAGTCACTGGGACTGCACGGCTTCCTACGAAACCAACCTCGGGCGCATTGACTTCATCCTTGAACTCAAGTGCCGTGACGAGCACTACGGCGAGATGATGATCGAGCAGATCAAGTACGACTGGCTGATGGAGGAGGCAGGGAAGCGCTCGGCGCGGCCCGCGTACATCAACAGCACGCCAGAGGGCATCTTCTCGTGGGATCTCTACCGCGTCAGGGAGCCGAACTGGAAGCCGATGATGCTGCCAGCAACGACCGAGTTTGAGAA